CTCATTTGTCTTCCTTTCCTGTTAGGTATATCATATAGCCACTTACTAGGAGTGTCAATACAAATACTAGCCATTCAAATTGTATCATAATCTTCTCTCGTGTATTTGCTTCAACCATTGAACCTTCTCTGGTACATCTCCGTGTTCTAGGTGACAGGATCTACATACTGCCATTAGGTTCTCTATTCTGTCTTTGTCTTTAGCACCTCCTGATCCTCTGTTCTCTATGTGGTGTATGTCTACGGCTCTCGCTCCACAAACCTCACAAGGGATGAAGTCATCCAGCACATAGTCAAAGTACCGCATATAGATTTTAGTGTGCTTCTTCATTTGAACAACGGCTTTATCTTTTCGGCTATCGCCTGTACCACATCAGTAGTAACTGCGTTACCGCATTGCTTATAGCGTTGTGTGTTGCTCATCTTCTTTACCTCACCATCGTAGATGCCGTACTGGGTATGGTTATCGGGGAAGCCTTGTAGCCTCTCACACTCTATTGGAGTTAGCCTACGGATTTTTTGAACTTCGTTACGCTCAATAACATACGACCCTTGTGCCGTTGCGAGGTATCTTGCCGTGAGGGTTTGAGAGGATTGACTTTTCCATCCATCTCTATTGTTAATCTTTCCATTGTTCTCTCCGAGAGGAAAAACTCCTCGCCAATCTCCTCTGTACTTTGTAGAATATCCGACAAGGTATACTCGCTCTCTTTGTTGGGGAAGAAACCACGATGTATTAAGCAGTTGCCACTCAAGTCGATAGCCCCCAATGTTGGCAAACGCTTGGAGGATTGCCGCAAAATCTTCGCCAGAGTTGGAGCTGAAAGTTCCTTTAACATTCTCCCAGATAAATACTCTTGGTCTGCATTCCCCAATGAGACGAATTGCTTCAAGGATAAGGCTTGATCGTTCCCCTCCCATTCCTTTACGCTTTCCAGCAAGGCTGAAGTCTTGGCAAGGACTTCCAAAGGTGATAAGGTCGATGCTTGGGAGGTCTGTCCCTCGAACATCTGTAACTGATCCGACATATTCTGAATCTTTAAATTTGTGTTTGTATACTGCTATTGCGTGTTTGTCTACTTCCGAGAAGTAGCTCTTGACTTTATACCCAGCCTTCTCAAAGCCTAAGTGGAAGCCACCGATACCTGAGAACAGGTCTAATTGATTTATCTTTCTCATAGCGTATCTCTAATGATATAAGAGTCTAGGTCCTCACCCTTCACGAAGAAGTCCTTATAGACTTTGATGGCTCTGTTGAACTTCGCCTCACCTCTCTTGTAGAACTCCTCACTCACATCGTAGATACCAATGTCGCAGGATGCTTTGTCTAGGGCTATGAAGTACCAATCCTTGTACGACCTCTGGAAGAGGTTGCAGTAGATGTAGCATTGCATATCATAGCCGTACTTGTCTGCGCTGTATCGGAATGCCTTGAGGTCTGTCGTGGTCTTGATGTCAGCTAGGAAGCTGTCGTTCCAGATGTCTGCCTTACCTCTAAAGGGGAAGCCTCCTAGTATGTCTACCATAGGCTTCTCTGTCTGGCTCTGCTTCAAGAAGTACTTAGCGTGTTCGTTTCTCTGGAAAGCATCTACTATACGCTCTCCGCTCTCTAGATCCTTCCTAGTAATACAGGTCTTGCTCGTTGAGGCTTGTGCCTCCTTGAACTTTTTAGTGTTCTTAGAAGCTACATCTACCACCTCGAATATCTCATCGAAGCGTTCAGGCTCTAAAATCATCGTATGAATGATACGCCCCTGCAACAAGGCAGGGCTAGACTCGTTAGAGCCGTAGGTCTGCACATTGTAGAAGGTCTTAGGACTGTCGAGTAGCATCTTTAGGCTACTAGAAGACAAGGCTATCTTATTCAATGCTCCGTAGTAGAAGTCATCGTCTCTCGCTTTGTCAATAAGCCATTGCTGATCGTAGTCAGCTCCATCTAACATAATCATAGCTTAGGCTGTTATCTGTTCAACAAGTGCAAATACTACCATCATAGTAGCAATACCGACTCCTGCGAGTACTGTAGTTACTGCCCAATAGAAGGCATTTTGTTTTTTAGTGTACTTTTTCATCTCTCTATTTTTTAAGACTATACCCAAATATAAACAAAAGATTTTTAATAACTACTCCTCCTCGTCCAGATTTTTTAACGCATTGACAATCTGAGCGAGTAAGTCCTCGACATCATCGAGCCTCTTGTTCGTGTTCCTGATCTGGTTCAGGGCAATACCTAGCCCTAGCCCCAAGAGTACGCCTATCACTTCTTGTCCCATTGCGCTAGGCATACTGCTACCCTCTGCATAGCATTGGGGTACTCTTCAATCATAATGTGATCGTGTACACAACGACTAAGGAATTTGTTTTTCTCCTCTTCTGGTTTAGGTGTTGGAATCGGCATCTTCATTCAGTTTTGTAGCTTTAGAGATAGGAAGGAAAGCCACCTCCTTAACTACCCTCCTGTTGTCGTAGAAGTCCGTAGTCTTAGGTAGCCCTCCTTTCATTTCCCAAGCGAGATTAGTAAATTCTAAAAGATTGAAGGCGTAGATGCCTTCGGGTGTTGAGTTGATGTAGAAGGGTCTAGTATTATGCTCCTTTGCTCTTTTTATCAGAGCATCAAACTTGTCCTTCTCTATGAGCAGCTTGTCATAGTGTGTCCTGCGGCACTTGAGTTCGATGTCCATCTTCCACTTGGTAGAGTAACAATCGAAGCGAGAGAACTGCTGCTCACTCTGCTCAAGGTCGCTAATGTAGGTTAGCTTGAGTATGTTGTATAAATCAAGCTCCTTCATCTAGTAGGAGTTGCAGTTGCTTGACCCATTGCATCCAGATCTTAGGACTGCAAGTGCAAGGCACATCAAATTTGTGGTGGAAGATCCTAGCGTGTATTGTAGCTATCTGCACTCGGTCATCATAGGTGAGGGTTCTCTTCTTCAGGACTCCTGTAGAGAGGTAAGCTATCTCCTCCTCATTAAGGCACTCAGGCTCACGCTTATAAGGGAACAGCTTGTTCAGCTTTTCCTTACGCTCATCACATCCGCAGTCCTCACCTGCTACTGCCTTGACTACTGCCTTGATACCTGTAGCCGTAGTGATTTTCTCTATGGTATCACCTAGCCCCTTAGATTTTGTCGAAGTCTCCGTTCTGGAAGTCTTCGTAGTCTTCTTTGACTTTCTCGTAGATCCTTGCTTTGCCATTTTTTATCGTATTCTTAATTGATGTAAGTCCTATCTCTGACTCTCTATGTAGCTTGTTCATAGATGTTCCCTGCATATGGATTCGCATAACCTTAGCATCGTACCAATGGAAGTCCTCCATCTCCTGCTCCATCATATCGAGGAGCTTGTCCATAGCTACTTTGTATTCTGGGTAGTCCTCATCCTCGATGACATCGTGAGTGAGATCTTCAAGGCTCACCTTGTTGATACGCTTCTTGGTCCGTTGGTACTTGAGGGCGGTGTTGATGCAAGACCTGTACACATAGAAAAAATTAAGGGAGTCCTCCTCGTAAAAGTTGGTCCTCCCTTCTTGCTCAAGTTCTAGTAGGCGTACAAATACCATCTGCACTATGTCAGAGGCTACCTCATACGACCCATCACAGTACTCCTTGATGAAGCCTGTCAGTCTCTTAAAGTTTTGTCTGTAGAAGTTCTCTATGTTGTCCACGACACCTGTACCATAATCAAACCAATGCCAATTTGTACTAGGTGTAGTCCGTCTAGATCATCAGTAGCATCGTAGTAGGCGTAGTTGATGCCTACCATAACTCCTGTAAGTGGACTAAACTCTATCTGCATATCGGCTTAGGTTTTTGTTTTCCTTTTCCAATATACGATTCCTTTCTAGTAAATTTTCCACTTTTGTTCTAAGTTCTTCATTGTAAGTTTTAAGCTCAGTAATATGCATCTTATGCCTTGTCATCATTGCTGTGAGCTTATCATCCCTACGCTGTCCAGTTATAGGATTGTTAGTAACTATTTCTTCTGCTGTTTCGTAAAAGAACCTATACATAGGACTCCAGCCCATATTCAAGTCGT